CTGAGACGCCCCCTGTATATTTATGCAACGATCGTTTGAATAGGACATAACCAAGACCATGCCAAAGAGAACCATAAAAGACCTGCTTAAACTGCACGGAGTAACGCGGGATCAGCTTAACGCAGCCAAGTCAAATGGCGTTGATATCTGGAACGATGAGGCAGTTAAAACGTGGCTAGATACCAAAAGACACCGCATAAAGCCTGGTGCCGAGATGTCCGAAGAGGTTGGTGCAACTCAAACCTTGGCAGAGATTGAGGAAGCCATTAAACGGGCAACAAATATTGACGATGTAAAGATACTTAAAGAAAAGGTTCTGGCATTGAAGGGTATTACCGCAGTTCAGCAAGAAACCAAAGAACTTGTTCCAGCTGGTATGGTTCGTGAAGCGGCAACGTCATGTTTTTCGGTTGTCCGTGCCGAGCTGCTAAAGTTGACTTCAGACTTACCTCCTCAACTGAGCGGCCTTGGCGAGACTAAGATCCAAAAAGTATTGAGAGAAAACATTATTGAGGTTTTAGAAAGATTATCGGACGCACAATCAAAAATATTTGACGATGACGAACAAAGCTAAAGAGGCATGGCTTGACGGTTTGAGGGCGGGGTTGAAACCACCGACCACGCTAAAGCCTTGGCAATGGGCAGCAAAGAACGTCAAAATATCCAACTCAGAAAGGGCTTCCTTTTTTGATCCAGAGCAAACGCCGTGGTGGAAAGCTCCGATGGAATGTGCGGGAGATCATGAGGTTCGGGAAGTTGTCGTTATTGCACCAACTGGTTCGGGTAAGTCAACGATGGCAGAGGGTTTGATTCCATACATTATTGCCGAAGACCCAGGCGCGATGTTCTATGCTTCACAGACAGATGCCGATGCGCGGTTCTGGGCTGAGACTAGATTGAAGCCAGCTTTAATGTCGGTTGAGCAAGTTCGACGGCTATTCCCAGAAGACCGTCACAAATCAAGAAAGTTGGAAATCATATTTCCGCACATGCCGTTAATCATGGGCGGGGCAAACATGTCGAACTTCCAAGAGAAATCAGTTCGCTGGATTTACGGGGATGAGGTTTGGAAATGGGAGGCTGGTTTATTGAGGGAGTGCCAAGCTCGGACGCACAACCGCTGGAACAGGAAAGAGTTTTATGTATCACAGGCTGGAGTCGGTGGGCAGATCGAGGATAACGGGGTATTCCACGGCGGGGATGATTTGTGGCGGGAGTGGATGAAGACGGACAGGGCATCATTCTCATGGAAGTGCGAATGCGGGCAGCAACACCCGTTCGGCTTTGGTTCGATCAAGTATGACATTATCGAAAAGAACAAAGGAGTGATTGATGAGCAAGCCACGGCTAAAACGGCACGGATGGCATGTAGTGAGTGCGGAAAGGAATACGAGGATAACACGATGGTTCGGCGTAAGTTATCGGAGTCAAATATGGACAACGGCAAGTTGGGATATATCAGCCTGAGCGATACGGCATTTGATTCTATACGTGGCTTCCATGTTGATTCCTTGGCTATCTGGTGGATTCCGTGGTGGCAGGAGGTTCTTGAGTTTCTAGGAGCAAAGAGGTTATCGTCAAATGGCTTTACCGATGCTTTAAGGCAATGGACGCAAAAAAGACGGGCGCAATTTTGGACGGACGATATGGCGGATAGCGAAGTCAGAATCACCCGATCATCAGATTTTGAGAAAAAGGATTTTGAAGGCGGGCAGTTGATTGATGAGGAGATGGCAAGGTTCGCAACTATTGACGTAGGCAAAGATCATTACTGGATCGTGATTGCGGCATGGCGAAACGGTGGGTTTTGCAAGGTTCTTTACGAGGGATATATTCCATCTGACGGAGGGAATGAGAAGGAGCTTGTGGATTTATGCGACAGATACGCGGTAGCACGAGCTAAAACGTTGATTGATATTGGGTATCAGCAAGACAGGATTGCAGATTTATGCGTAGAACACGGATGGATTGGTATTAAAGGAGAGGGTAATAAACGCCATTTCTTGCACCCAACTGCAACTGGTAAGCCAGTAGAGAAGTTGTATTCCACAACTAAGCGGGTCAATTCACGAAGCGGCGGCATTATGAAATACATCTTTGCTGCATCAAATCCAATTAAAGATATATTGAGTGCGATGGTTGGCAACGGGGATCAGATTGAGTTACCTAAAGACCTTTCCAAGCCATTTGAAAACCACATGCAATGTGAGCGCAGGAACGTGGTGAGGAATCCGAAAACAGGCGAGGAAAAGTCAGAATGGATTAGACCAGGCGGACAAGCAAACCATCTTTGGGACTGCATGTGCTATCAAGTTGTCGCTGCGTTGATTTGCAAAGTGTTTGAAGACTAGGGTAATTTGACTTTCGCCCTATTTATGGCAAAACTACCGCATGAGTGTTTTCGATCAGGCGAGGAGCATATATAACGCGATTAAATATGACCCCGTATCTATCCAAGCAATTCGTGATGAATACAAGGCATTGGCTTTGTCTATTGCCACGGATGCGAACGGCACAGCTCAAGTGACTTCTACCACTATCAATGGTCAAACGATTTCGACGCGTCCAACGGCGACAAACCAGCAACGTATGCAGATGTTGCGTTATGTTTGCTACTTTGTTGACAATGGCGGGGTCGTTAGCACCACATCACTTACCACGTTTTAACTTATGATCCTTGATAGTTACGGACAACCATACAAAATAGCACACGCAGCGGACACATCGTATCGCCGTGGCCCTCAATTTGCGGTTCGGAATGATGATATTGAGAGGCTAATCCCAGCTGGAGACAGAAAGACCCTTACTAGTCTTTCAAATCGTTTATTTACCAACATGGGAGTGCCGAGGGCTTGTATCTTGCAGAAGGCAGATTATTCCGTAGGTGAGGCATGGATTCCTAGCTATTTAGGTAAAGATCAAGAGCGAGGCAAGCAAGTTGCCAAGTTTATTCATGATATCTGGCTACCACAAGCTGACATTAGGGGCGGAGTATTTGATTGGTGGAAACTTTTGGAATTAAGCAGCGTTGAAATTGACCGAGCTGGTGATGTATTTTGGTTAATGGTTAAAGGGAAAGATAATTTCCCAAGAATCCAAATGATTCCCAATCATAGATGCTATTCAGGGACTGAAACCGTAGTTGAATCTGGAGAATACAAGGGATATCGGATTTGTGATGGGGTAATTTATTACTCATCGGGACAACCAGCGGCATATCGTTTTAATATCGGTAAAGATGGCGAAGAAAAGATGGTGGATTTACCAGCTAAAGACGTAATCCATTTATTTGATGCAACACATTGTGACCAAGGGCGCGGGTTGCCAGCATTTACCCATGCTTTAGAATCCCTTAAAATGTCCTTGCTATCCTTGGAGGATGAGCGAGTAAGGCAACAGATTATTTCACGGCTACATCTTACAATCTTTAACGATGCTGGCGCCCCCGACATTGACGAAACAGAATCTTTAATGAGTGGTAGCGGAGACTTGCCAAATCCGATGTCATTTACTTCAAAGTCATTCCCAGGCGGGGTGATGTATATGCCAGCGGATGGCAAACAACGTATTGAGCAGATGCGGCATGAGAACCCAGGCGAGATCTGGGAATCATTCCAAGACCGCATGATGCGTGATTCTGTAATTCCAGTATGGTCTTATTCTGTATGGAAAGGATCAACGCAAGGCACAGACGTTCGTGCTGAGGTTGTTAAATGCCGTAGATTCATTACCAAACGCCAAGGATTGCTGTGGTATGGGGCTAGACGTGCGATGGCATGGGCTTACTCTGTATTCGCTGAGAATGGCAGATTGCCTAAACTTGATGCGCCTACACTTTGGGATTTCTCACGTCCGCCTCGTTTATCAGTTGATGATGGGCGGGAATCCAAAATGGAAGTTGAGGAAGTTCGGGTAGGAACTAAAAACATCAGCGAGGTTTTAGAAGCTAGGGGTTTGAACGAAGATGACTTTATTGAATCACGCGCACGTTCCGTTTGGAATCGCAAATACAAAGCCAAGATCATAGCTGAAGAGCTTAACAAAAAGTATGGACAAGATATTGAGATTGAGGAACGCGAAATGTTCATGCTGACCGCTAACGAAATGGGCGAGCAATCAGAAATAGAAACTAAATCCAAAGAAGAATCACAAAATGAAAACGATTGAAATTGAAAACAAAAGAGGTAAGGTAAAGCTCAATGAAGTAGTTACCCGTGACGCGGCTGGCAAGATTGCTGAAGAAATCGGCAGGCTTTTTGGTTTTTCCGCGGTTGCTAGTGGGGCAGACTTTGGGGAGATTACGAACGTAATTGAAAACGGGGTTGATGTTCTGGATATTGAAATCAACTCACCTGGCGGCAGCGTTTTTGATGGTTACACTATCTATCAAGAAATCAAAAGCCTACAAGATCGTGGGGTTGTTGTTAATGCGACAATTACTGGCTTGGCAGCATCTATGGCTTCAGTAATTGCTATGGCCTGTGATAATGTTGCAATCGTGCCACACGGCAGAATGATGATCCATGACGCATCAACTGGAGTCCAAGGCAATGCTGATGAGCTTAGACGGCAAGCAGATTTATTGGATGGAGTATCAGAAAACATCGCTGAGATTTACGCATATCGCACTAAGAAATCAAAAGAAGCAATCCGTGATCTAATGAAGAAAGAGACATGGATGAACGCAGCACAATGCGTAGCCGAGGGCTTTGCTGACACCATATTTGACATTGGCAAAAAAACATCTAAAAAAGAACCCATGAATCTATTCAAGAATTTCATTCAGTCACTTAGTTCCGATGAGAAAGTTCAATTTGCTGCACAAGTTGCAGAAGTTGAATCGCTTCAATCCGAACTTGCCGAAGCACAAGCTAAAATCGAAGAATTGACCAATGTCTCTGCCGTAGTGCTGGAGAAAGAGGTTAAGATCCAAGAGTTGTCCGAAAAGAACGGAGAACTGGAAGCCAAAGTTGCCGAAGTTGCAGCTGAAGTTGAAACTCTGAAAGAAACCATTTCTGCAAAAGAGGCTGAAATCGAAGAAGTTAAAAACTCTGTGGCAGATAAGACCATTGAGGCACTTGCTTCAATCGGTCAATCTGAACCACTTGACCTTGACAACAAAGGCGAGCAAAAAACCGTTCTTGAAACCTTTGAATCTCTTAAAGGTGCAGATGCAACCGCATTTTACAAAGCCAACCGCAAAGCGATTCTGGCTGAGCAATCAAAAAAATAATCTCCAACTAAACTAAATATATGTCTACTCTATTCAACGACAAAATCTATACACAGGAAGTTCTTAACGCCTTTACTGCTGGTCTTGCACCGCTTAAAGCCTTTACCCGTTCTTTCTCCGCAGAAACTCGCCGCAAAGGTGATGCAATCATCATCCCACGCGTTGACGCTCTTTCCACCAGTACCTTTGCATACGCAAACAACAGCGGCAGCCCTTATGAAAATGAAGGCGGCACAGTTGCAGCAATCACCGTCAATCTTGATCAACATCAGATCGTTGGCGTTGACATCACCGATGTGCAATATGCTAACTCCAGCAACTCCGACATCAATATCTTTGCACAACAACAAGGACGCGCCTTGGCTCGTAAGTGCATCGAAAACGTATTCGGTCTGCTTTCCATTGCCAACTTTGGTGCAGCTGCTGCAACCGCAGTTTCCATCGCTGATACTGGCTTGGCACAACTTCGCGCCGCTCGTAAAACCCTTATGGATCGCAAAGTTGATCTTGGCATGGTTTCGCTTATCTCCAACTCCGAGCTTTACAGTTCGCTTCTTGGTGACAGCAACATCACCCAAGCCTTCCAATACGGCGGTTCTGAGGCAGTTCGTGAAGCTCGTATCCCACGCCTTTACGGTATGGATGTTTACGAAACCAACGCACTTCCACTTGGCGGCACTCTCTCACTTGTTGGCTTCCTTGCTCACCCTGACTCCATCGCGATTGCAATCCGCAACTTGATGCCACAGGACGCAGGTGACAGCTACCTTGCTGTTGAAACCGTTACCGATGCTGAAACTGGTCTTGGCTTTACTTATCGCCGCCACTTCAACCCAGGTAAAGGACGCCACTATGCAAGCATCGAGTGCTTGTTCGGTATGGCAACTGCCCTCACCCTTGGTATCGGACTTATCCGCAAGGCTGACTAATTTCTGTCTGGTATTGTTCATAGTCATTAAGCCGTCCTCAGAAATGGGGGCGGCTTTTTTTCTTGTCTAAAATAAAAGTTGACAGCTTATCCGCTTATGATAAATAAAGCGCATCTATGAATTGTCCACATTGTAACGAACCAATCAAAGCCGACCAGATAGCCGCGCATTTAGGCAGTCTTGGGGGGAAGAAAAGCAAGAGAAAGATAACAAGTGATCAGCAAGCTAAGATGCAAGCAAAGCGCAATGAGTCATACAAAAAGAAGAAAGGATAGATTTATGGGAAGGCGTAAATCAACACCCGAAGAAAAGGCGGCATCTTTAGAGAGAAAAAAAGCCTACATGAAAGCCTACCACCAAACCCCAGAGTATAAAGCTAAAGAAAAAGCCCGCCAACAAACTCCAGAGTATAAAGCCCGAAATAAAGCCCGCCAAAAAGCCTACTACCAAACCCCAGAGTATAAAGCTAAAGAAAAAGCCCGCCAACAAACTCCAGAGTATAAAGCTTACCAAAAAGCCTACATGGAAGCCTACAAGCAAACCCCAGAGTATAAAGCTAAAGAAAAAGCCCGCCAACAAAATCCAGAGTATAAAGCCTACCAAAAAGCCTACGGAACCAAATGCACCCGCCAAAAATCAGCCGACCAATTTTTCGTAATGACCGCCGCACTTGGCGATCTTACCAAATCAACAGAAAAACAATAATATGACAATGACACTAGACAAACCAACAATGACAGTAGCCGAGTTAAATCACGGCATTAAACGATTCGCAGAACTATACGTCAAAGGCGTAGAGGCGTGGATTGAAGCAGGAACAGTCCTATGCGAGTTAGTTGACGCTGACCCGCACGTTTATGACTACATCCTAAAGGATTGCCCGAACTTAAACGCGGGAATACTCGAAAGATTTGAGCAAATGGGAAGAAAAACGCTACACCCTCAACTCTTGCTTAATAACTCAATCGGCTATTCCAGATTGCAGAAACTTCCTTACAGCTTGCAAGAGCGTTATCTCGACGAGCCTATTCCATTGGTAGTCCACACGGAATCGGGCGAGACTGATATCTTGCTTGTAAAGGCGCGGGAAATGACCAAAGACCAAGCCAACCAAGTATTCGCAAACGGAAGGCTTAGAACCGAAGGCGAGCAAAAAGCATGGCTTATCCAACAGCAAAGCAACAAATCCCGCGACATTATCCCAGCACAAGAGACGGGATATAAGATCAAAGGTAAAAAGGTAATTATCAACGGGGTTGAATTCACCCGAAGACAACTAGCAAGCATCCTCGCACAAATGGATTAAACAATCAGCCCTACCCGTTACAAGGTAGGGCTTTTTTTCTTGCCAAAATCTCAGATTTAGGTATTTAACAAATCCACACATGAGAAATGAAAAATTAACGCTGTCCGTTATTACGGGTAATTGCGAAAAAGACGTTGTGCGATTCTTGGATGTATTCCAGCCATTTTTTGATGAAGTGGTAATGGTTCGCGCTATTGGCAATCAAAAACCAGATTCAACTTTGGATATCGCAAAGGAACGAGGTTGCATAACTGGCGAGTATTTTAACAAAAATAAAGAATGGAATCACGTTGATAACTTTTCAGCAGCTCGCAACGCATCCGCCAAGCTCGCAACTGGCGATTGGGTAATGTGGGCGGATATGGATGACACCGCAGATGGATTGGAACACTTGCGCGAGATCATTGCAAAACTAGACAAAGATTGTAATATTCTGCGTTGTCCTTATGTGGTTAGCGAGCAAGGGGTGATTGCAAACTATCGGGAAAGGGTTTGGAGGAATACAGGCAAGATGGAATGGAAGAACGCATTGCATGAGAACTTGATTG